TGCCTTTTTTCACCAATAAAATAAAATATGGACTATTATAATGTATTAGGCGTTCCTAGAGGTGCTAGCCCCGAGGACATTAAGAAAGCCTACAGAAAACTAGCCGCAGTACATCACCCAGATAGAGGCGGTGATACTTCGCAGTTTCAACAACTGCAAGAAGCATACGCAACACTCAGTGACAATCAAAAACGTGCCGAGTACGATAATCCGCAGCCACAGTTTGGCGGACCAGGTGGCTTCCAATTTAATACTGGAAATATGAATGATATTTTTGGTAATATGTTTGGCGGACCGTTTGGCGGATTCCAGCAACAGAGAATGATGCGTAAAAATAAAAGTATCAATATTACTGTGCAAATGACTCTTAAAGATATCTTGCATGGCAAGGATGTTATCGGTAGTATTCGATTACCTAGTGGTAGGGAACAAGCATTACAACTTACGATCCCTAGAGGTGTTACAATGGGTGACAGCATTCGATTCCACGAAATGGGAGATGATACTCATCCGCAATTACAGCGAGGGGACCTAATTGCTGTTATTCAAGAAATACCGCATCCACAATTTGAACGTAGGGGAGCAGATCTTTTTACTACTGCTCCAATATCAGTATTTGATACCATGCTAGGAACATCAATTAAGATTCAAACTGTAGAAGATTCAACATTGGACATTACAATACCAACAGGTATCAATCCAGGTACTACTATGTCATGTAATCAATACGGATTGCCACTCGGTATGCATGAACACCGACGTGGTAATTTGTATGTTAAAATTGATGTTGTTGTTCCAAAGTCAATAGATTACGAAGATGCCGAAATATTAAGGCAATTAAAAGCCAAGTACGGTTGACAAGTATTTTAATTCGTGTATAATTAACTCATCATAACCCAAGGAAACGTAATGGTAGAACCAAGTGATCAATTACAACAAGTATTTGAAAAGGCAGTTGAAGACTGTAAAAAACTCTCGCATGAGTATGTAACACTGGAGCATTTGGTGTATGCCATGCTGTGTGAAGAAAAGTTCTTTGAGCTATTGACAAACTTTGGTGCTGATACAACATATATCAAAACCAATCTAGAACACTATTTGAAAAATAATCTTGACGAGATTAAACTTGAAAATCCTCTAAAGGGCTTTAAACCTAAAAAGACTCAAACTGTTGAGCGTGTGCTTAATCGTGCATTTACACAGGTGTTGTTTAGTGGACGACAAAGTATTGAACTAGTGGATGTATTCCTAAGCATCCTTAGTGAAAAGCGTAGCTATGCAGTGTATTATATCAATAAGGGCGGTATTGAGCGAGATAAGTTTGCTGACTTTGTTAATAACGAACTTAATGAAGAGGAAGAAGATACAGTAGTAGATGCACAGAGCGAAAAAGCATTACGAGCATTTACAACTAACCTTAACGACCAAGTTAAGAAAGCCAAGATTGATCCTGTAATTGGTCGAGTGGAAGAGCTTGAACAGATTGCATTGGGATTGGGTCGTCGTACTAAAAACAATGTGTTGCTGGTTGGCGATCCAGGCGTGGGTAAAACTGCTATTGCAGAAGGACTTGCGTTTAATATCATTCACGGGCAGGTTCCAGAGTTTTTGAAAGAATATACTGTATTCAATCTAGATATCAGTGCCATGCTTGCGGGCAGTAAGTATCGTGGAGATTTTGAAGAACGATTTAAACTGGTACTCAAAGCTCTTACTGGCAAAGGTAAAACTATTCTGTTCATTGACGAAGCACACATGATCAGTGGTGCAGGAGCAGGTGGTAGTAATAGTAGCAATGACCTTGCTAACATGATGAAGCCTGCACTAAGCAAAGGTAACATTAAAGTTGTAGCATCAACTACTTGGGAAGAATACCGCAAGTACTTTGAAAAGGATCGTGCATTGATGCGTCGATTCCAACGCATTACTATTGACGAGCCTACTCCAGAAATGGCCATTGATATTCTTAAAGGTATTAAGAAGTATTACGAAAAACATCACAATGCTACTATTACCGATGCCGCGGTCGAAACAGCAGTTAAATTAAGTGTCAAATACTTAACTGATAGAAAGCTACCAGACAAGGCTATTGACCTGATTGACGTTGCTTGCTCACGCTTTAACATCAAACAAGTTGACAACAGAAACGTTGATGTAGCTGAAATTCAATTTGAACTTGCTAAAATGGCCAATCTTCCTGAGGAAACTATTAAAGAAAAAGAAAGTGAAAATCTTGCTAGTCTTGAAAAGAATCTCAAAGGTGAAGTCTACGGACAAGACGAAGCTATTACAGAAGTTGTTGACAAGATACTTGTTGCCCAAGCTGGTTTGAAAGCAGAGAACAAACCTATTGGTAGCTTTGTGTTCATGGGACCAACTGGTGTTGGTAAAACAGAAGCCGCTAAACAATTGGCTAGACAGCTGGGTGTTCCAATGATCCGATTTGATATGAGTGAATATCAAGAGAAACATTCAGTAAGCAAGTTAATTGGTAGCCCTCCAGGTTACGTTGGCTTTGAAGAAAATGCAGGTCTATTGATTACCAAGTTACAAGAACAACCACATTGTGTGTTGTTACTGGATGAAATTGAAAAGTCACACCCAGATGTATCTACCATATTGTTGCAGTTAATGGACAACGGTAAAGTTACAGGAAGTAATGGTAAAGAAGCCGACTGTCGTAATGTAGTGCTTATCATGACCACTAACTTGGGTGCGGCAGATGCTGATCGCAACATTATTGGTTTTGGCAGTCAAGAGAATGACTACGAAGATAAAGAGCTTAAGAAGTTCTTTGCTCCTGAGTTCCGTAATCGTTTAGATGGTATCATTACATTCAGCAAGTTAAGCAAAGAAACAATGATCAAGATTGTTGGCAAGTTCTTGGTAGAACTTAAAGCTCAGGTTAACGACAAGGGCATCACTGTTACCATTAGCAATGAAGCTATTGACTACTTGGTAGAAAAAGGCTTTGACAGTAAAATGGGTGCTAGACCTTTACAGCGTGTTATCGACAAGGATGTTAAGCGTCCGTTGTCACGTGAGATGTTGTTTGGCAGTCTAAAACATGGTGGTGCTGTTGACATTGACGTTGATGACTCTGGTATCAAATTGAAAGTTAAAGAGAATGTATCAGAAGAAAACTACCAAGCTGTTCTTTAACAAGTACATCTACAAGGTAGCAGTTCGTACTCCGTTGTCTATACTGTTTAGAGGTAAAAATCTACCGGTCACTAGACAACAGATTGAAGTGTTATCTGAACGTTTTAGTAATGCAAAAGTGGTATCAACCAACATAGCCGACGGCTGGCGTAGTAGGCGACAGGCCACATCAGCAGATACGTTTGTTGGTCTACTGTTGTTGGATCAATTAGAGTCACTTGGTGATTTTACACTTAGAGTTGAGGGTAGTACAGTAGGCCTGTATTGTAACGATCTGGATTTTATTTCAAAAATTACCAGTATTGTTGACATTGATATAGAAGAAATTGTAGTACCAGAAACAGACGAAGTTCGAGATTACTTACTGTCAAATCCCAAGTCTATTATTCGCAGTGAATATACTCACAAGTATAAAGTAACGATTAATGCTCTATGGGCGTCTGCTGATAACTTTAAAGCATGGGCTGTTAAGTTGCCTAAGATTAAGACTACAAAGAACAAATACAAGTACGGCGGGCACTTTTATGTAGCAGATGAGAAGACTTTGAGCCTTTGCCACATCTTTTTAGCTGATAAAATACGTAAAGTAGAACAACTAGTCACTACAACGGAAATTTAACCTAACTTCAAAATAGCATAAATACTCTATAATAAGGTATCTGTGCTATGAGAATGGATGAAGTCATAAACTCTGTGATTAACTTAGAAGAAATGGATCTACCCGACGATCTTCATTTCTTCATGCATAATGATCACAATTTCTATCGTAAAGTGTTCTTTCCTATGATCAGCAAGGTTAAAGCACACATTAAGGCAGGCAATCGTTGCCACGATGAAGTGTTTCGTCCCTGTGTAGATCATGCCGCAGAATCATACTGCAAAAAGTTTAATATCCCCGATAACCACAAGTCAGTATTCACTGATGTAGACCGTGACGAATTAGCCCGTAAGATTTTTGGTCAAGAAAAAGATCGTATTGAACAGGGCGACTACGATGGAGATGACCAATGATTTTATTAGAAGGTGGTAATGTATTTGCTAACGCAACAGCCTTTGATCACAAAGATGTGCCTGCAATACTTAAAACAATCAACGGAGCACTAGCAGGTACAGGCATCATTGCCATACCTGTGGGATCTGCGGCTACACCAAAACACGGACATACCAGCGGCGACATGGATGTTATTGTTGATGAGCAGGCAGTGCTAAACTATTTTAAAGCCAAGGATGCCAAAACAGGGCGCAAGGCACTTAACGATTATATCAGCGGTAAAGGATTAGAGACTGCACAAAGCGGTATCAATGTACACGTAAATGTACCTGTAGGCAATGAGTTTCATCAAGTGGACGTCATGGTATCAGCTAATGCTGAGAAAGTATCAAAATTTCATACACATGCTATTCCAAATAACAGTCCTTACAAAGGTGTTAACAAACAACTAATGATGGCCATACTGGCCAAACAGAAAAACTACATGTGGAGTGCATGGCAAGGCCTGTTTAGTCGTACACCAGAAGGCAAGAAAGGCGAGCTTGTTGCCGACAACTTGGATGACGTGGCTAAACATCTATTTGGTCCCACTGGTAGTGCTAAGGATTTGGGCAGTGTAGAAGCTATCCTTGCCGCATTGCCTAAGCCAGAAGCAGATGCTCTATTAGCAAAAGCCAAAGAAGATGCCAACTGGAAAGAAGTGCCAGTCAAACAAGAAAGTTATCGCATTGGGACTAATGAATGGTTCCGTCATATGTTGGACAAGGTACAGCTATGAGATTAAGACAACTGTTTAAAGAAGCAGAAGCGCCTAAACAGTTAGGTCGAGCATTCAACCACCTTGAAGATTTAGTTTTCTTTCACGGTACTAAAGGCACACTTGAAGCACTAAGTCATATTAAAGACTTTGCTAGCCAAGAAGGCGCAAGTAGTATTCGTATGAAGTGGGACGGCAATCCACAAATATATTGGGGTCGTGCAGAAGCAAACGGTCCTTTAATCTTAGCAGGACACAATGGTTGGAGCAAGGGTGCTGTGACAGACAGTCCTGAGGCAGTACAAGATTTCATTGCTAACAAATCAGGTAGTCCAAAGACTCCAGAAGAAAAAGCCGCACGTGATAAGTTTGCCAGCGAGTTTTCTAGCCTATATCCTTTATTTGACAAAGCTACTCCACGTGACTTCGTGGGCTTTGTTTATGCAGATGGATTATTCCTACAACAACCTGCGGCAGACAAAGAAGGTGTGTACACATTCTGTCCCAATCCAAAGAGTCAAACTTGTTATCATGTTCGTGCTAACAGTGGGCTAGGTAAACGTATCAGTGGCGCACAAGTAATGGTTGTAGGCCATGCGTTCTTTCCAGAGTTTGGTATGCCTGATGCTAGTCAAAAGCCTATCAGTGACTTTAGTCAGTTCAACAGCAACCCACAATTAATTGTTCTTGGTCCAATATACAACAGCAAACCTGTTAAGATTGACACTACTTCAGTTGACGCTATTGAACAGTTTGCACAGGCACACGGCGGGCAGATGGACGGCTTCTTACAAGGACTTCCGGGACTGGGCGACTTAAAAAATATTATCTACACTTACGTAAATCAAACTGCCAAAGCAAAACAGTTAGACAGCCTAAGTCCAAAACATTTTACAGAATGGTTAGCAACGTCAAAGACCAGTCCAGGCAAACAACAAAAGATTAATGATCTAGTTGCGGCTAATCCAACAGCACTGGCAACTATCTTTACACTGGTAAAAAGAATACAAGCAATGAAAGACGACATCATTGATCAAATTGAAGGTGAACAAGGTGAGATATGGGACACACATGGCGAAGGTCGTGTGCGTTATGCAGATCAAACCAAACAGCTAGGTCACGTTAAACTTGTACCTCGCAAGCGTTGGACGCCGACCTAAGGACTTATTATGAAACTAAGACAACTATTTGAAGGGATGGGTCAAGAAGTTGCCATTATATTTGGCCGCTTTAATCCTCCGCACAAAGGCCATAGAGCCGCATGGGAACTTGCCGCCAAGAGTCCCGTTTGGTATGTGGGCACTAACGAAAGCACAGTAGGCCCAAAGGATCCACTACCATACGGCGTCAAAGTAGAAGCAATGACTGCCATATGGCCAGAAGTTGAAGGACATATTATTGCAGAAACAAGTTGGTTAACATTAGCTAGCCTAGTATATGAAAAGCACGGCGATGTTACACTACTATGCTTAACTGATGAAGATTGGGTTACTAAAACAATCATACAGTATAATGGTAAAGAAGGCGGTCATGGTTTCTACAACTTTAAAACTATCAAACAAAAACCAACACCTCGTTTAAGTTCAGCTACTGCGCTACGTGATGCTGTGACAAAAGATGATCGTGAAGCATTTGCTAATGCCGCAGGTGTTCCTGCCGATACTCCTGTTGCAGGAAAGCCATTCTTTGATCTAGTAGCAGAATACCTGCTACCATACTCTAATGCTCCAGTAAAAAAATCAGCAAAGAAAAAAGCTCCGATAAAAGGCCTGGATGAATTTGCTATAAGTGGCGATGATGGAGAAGATCCAGCAGATAACTATCCTTGTTATGATTGCGGTAGTACAATATTCTTACATCATACCAAGTTATGCGAGTTAGCAGAAGATAATGCTATAAGAGATTTACCAGCAAAGCAAAGATCACAACACTGGACTGGTGAGATTCCTAAAGGTCTACAGCCTATTCCAGGATTGCAAGAGGGCATTATGAGCTTTATGTCTCAAGCAAATCCCAGAACTAAAAAATCTTCGTCTTTATCTACCATGAGAAAAGAGTTTGAAAAAGAAAAAGATAGCAACGGTGCTAACTATATGCGTAGCAAAGATCTACCAAAAAAACCTCAGCATGTAAGAACTGTTCGATCAGAAGATGGAGAAGGTACTCCAGAAGGACTTCCACATTTAACTAAAACTATGTTAACACACATTGTACAACAAGTTGGCTCAGAAGGCGCTCACGCTATTATTAAAAGTTTAGAGTGGGGCGATGGTGCTAGTAAAGAATTGTTACATTTGATTGTTAAAGACATAGAAGACGATATAAAAGCCAATGACTTTAAACAAGAAGATGCGGCAGGTGTGGGTATTATTACTAAACAAAACTCAACTGTAGATGTAAACAAAGGCACGCCACGCAAAAATCTCAAAGCATTTAAACTAGTATGAAACAATATAGGATAACAAGTCAAGACTTAAATCAGGATAGTCCTGATGATTGTTATCTTGCGCCCGAAGATCCAATCCATGAATTAAAGATTTTATCTGGCATGGGCGGCTTAGGTGGCGAGGCTAGATTACATGAGTATCGTGCCAATCAAGGTAGTAACATAAGTGTTACTGGAGATAGCAAAGGCGAACTAATGAAGAAGCATAACATACAACCTGGAACTAAAGAATGGTTTAAGTTATGGTTCAGTCGCCCGTACCTTACAGGAGAACCGCCTGTATGAGATTACGTGAGCTATTCGAGCACAAGAAAGGTATTCGTGCTAAAAAATATAACAAAAAACCTAAGAAGTTTATTGAACCTATTAAACCTAAAAAAGCAGAAGCGTCCCATACAACAGAAGACCTAGACGAAGGTTGGAAAACTAAAGTTGCAGGTGCCGCAATGGCAGCGGCAAATATGTTAGGAACACCGGCCCATGCTAACGATGTAGAATATAAACTTCCCGATATTGTTGCTCATATTACTATGACAGTAAATGGCAAGACGATTGAAAAAGAAATTAATCTAGGTACTGAATATCAAAGTCCGGCAGAAGCAGAAAAAGCTGTTGCTAAATGGTTAAAAGAAAAAGGTATTAAAAGTTATAGAATAGATTTACAACGTGCTAATACAAATAAAGATTAG